AAGATCTGAACATTGGGAATATGTAAGGAGGACATAGCGCTGATTGATGACAAAGCTCATGGTGTGTTCCGATGTGGACAATTAATGTTATAGTCCACATCATGGGACACGGGGCACACTCCGGTATAAATAGACCGTGTCCCTCCTCAATCAGTAATTACTGATTGCGCGGCAAAAAATGGTTGCATACCCCGATACCGAAAATGGCATGGCGTCGTTTCACCAGGCGGGGTACCCGTCGACCCAGCCGCAGATATGGGAGGAGGTATGGACGACGACGCACCAATCGTTACGCGACACGTCGCCGCCCGTATCGCCCACGTCGTGCCCAGACAAGGAAAATTCGGAATGTCGCTGCACGCAAGTGCAAGGACAAGATGGTGGGCATGCCCTACACTCAGGACGACCCTCCGGCCCCCGAAAATCCGGGAAGTGCTCTGACCTTAACCGGGAATTCCGGATGGGGAATCATTTGGAACGCGAGCGGGCGTTCCTTGGGGAGATTCAACCAAGACTCAGGCATGTATCCGACAGAGGCCGACCGGCACAAGAGTCGGATATACTTCAGGGGAGTGAAGGAGACCCTCAGCATGGAGACAAATTCGAATGCGGCCTGGTTACATCGGAGGGTGGTATTTCTGGATCACGGGGAGTCGATCCGGGCCCACATGCCTCCAGACACAGCCCAGACATTACTGGGTGGAGCGGGGTACACACGTCCTCTTTGGGCGGTGCTCAATACAGCTGGAGCTACGGAACCAGGAGCGACTGCCTGGGGAGAAATCAGCGACGAGATCTACGACGGCCAACACGGGATGGATTGGTCGAGCTTCCTCACCGCCCGGTTCGACAGTCAGAAAATTAAAGTTCTGTATGACCGGATGACTCGCATCGCGTCCGGTAACGACCGCGGTACATGGAAAACTCCTCGGTACTGGCACCCGATCAATCGCACACTTATCTACGACGACGACCAAGATGGCAACAGTATCAACACCAGCCCGTGGAGCAATGGCTCGCGGCAGAGTTGTGGCGACGTCATAGTCATGGACCTGTTCAGCTGTGCTGACGGTGAAGAGGCGGATACGATAAGGATCGGCAGTGAGGCCACTGTTTATTGGCACGAGGGTGCAGGGTACTAGAAAAGAGGGGTAGATACATTGACAAATACACAATTCCCTTCCAACCATTCCAGGTCTGCCTTGGGATCCATTCGCGGATCCTCATTGGCTATCCATATGCAGCATCGCCCCCAGTTGACCAACTTTTTCTTCTTGTACTTGTCGGTAGTGTAAAATTGAAGTTGGCTGCCTAGCCAGGACTTATATTGAGGAAAAAAGGAGAGTCCACCAGCAATATCATCGAAAATTGCGTAATTTGCGGAAGAGATGTCCTCTTCCAGTGAGAAGAGGCCGCCGAAATAGGCATGTTTGCCTAAACTTCGGGCCCACTCGGTCTTTCCGGTTCTAGTGGGTCCGTATAGTACCAGCGATTTGCCTCTACCTATGATTACGTAAGCCAAACCCCAGATCTGATTCTCTTCGGCGCCGCCAGGCGAGCCCCGAAGAGCAGGGCGATGCTGACCGCCAGGGAAACGGCCCGGAGGGCCGTCGCTCGCAGCTCCTCGTAGGGTGCGATACACGTTGGGGCATGACTCACCACTTACCGACGCATCCCAGTCAGTGAATCGTGTAGCCCATTGATCGAGCTCAGGGTATCCACTAGTGTCGAAAGCATGGTCGGGATTAGGCACATATGGCTCCGGATCCACTCGGTACTTCCAGTCAGCATATGCAGACAGGCTGTTGAAGTTTGCGAGCAGCAGCCTTGGGGCGAGTTCGGTGACCAGGTTCCAAAAATCGTGTCGAGTTTCTGCCATGCATATTTCAGCGTAAGGATCGCGGCCTTTAGACTCGTCAGGGCTGTCAGGACGTGCGAGCCCTCCTGCGACAATGTCTCCATCCTTTGTCGCGTAGTCAAAACCACCCGCAGGGTTTCCGCGGCTAGGTGAGATGTTTGGGTGGAAGCCGTCAACATCCAGGATGTCAGCTCTGCGAGATCTGAACTTCCTTCCGAAATCCACGAAAGCGTGGAGATGAGTTCCCCCATCGGAATGCCGCTCTCTTGCGACAATGCATTCCGCACCAAGTCCTGACAGGACATCAACAACCGCGAATGGGTCAAGATCTGAACATTGGGAATATGTAAGGAGGACATAGCGCTGATTGATGACAAAGCTCA